GTGTTGATTATATCCCTTGTGGGACGATTTTCACATCACAGTAAGGAGGTAAAAACATGGCATTTTGGACTGACATCTTTATGAACAAAGTCCGTGAGGACTGGCTCAAGAAGATTGTTAAAATCCAGTATTGCGCCGGAGGAACGTGGTACGACGCTCAAATCACGAGCAAGACCATCGAGGGCAATACGCTGAAAATCTTGAGCCAGACGACGGACAGCAAAGCCCTCACCATTACGAGCGTCCGCCTCATTGACGTAGGCGGAGACGTGGCCGGGCAGATTTCCGAGAACATCACAAAACAGGCCACGCAGGGCGTAATTACCCTTTGGGAATTTCCGCTCTATGAAATCACGGCATAAAAGGAGGTGAAGAAAGTATGTATAAAAATTTACCGTGGCTCGACCACGCAGTAACCCCGGAGCGCACCTACAAAATGGTGCAGAACAACGACGGGACAGTAACGCTCACACCTGCAGGGACGGTTGTTCAGCAGGGTACAAATATGAGCGCAGCCAATTTCAATAACATCGAAATGGGTATGACAGACCACGACCTCGCTATTCAAATTCTCGCAATGCTTTTGCGCAGCATTGGAGATAGGACAACCGACAGCGAGGACGACATCGAGAAACTGACAGCTAATATCCTTGCAGAGGTAACACCAGAGGAGGCGACCGTCACACTGACGAACAGCCTGCGCTATCCTTTGAACGGCAGCGCAAAGAGTGTGAGCCTCACCAAAAACAGAGCCACAAAGAATTACACGGTAGAGGCAGAGGTCACAAGCACAGACGGAAACGTCGGCGAAATTGAGGTCACAGACAAGGCTCTGAACGGCTTTAAGATTGCCTTTACAGGAAGCGCAAAGAATGTGACCTTGAAAATCAAAATTAGAGGAGGAATTATCGCATGAAAGTAATCGAGATTAACGAGGGTGCAAAAATCCCTTACGAAGTCACCGGGAAAAAGGTATGCTTCGACGACGACCTCACAATCAATATTGCCAAGAGGCAGGAGGACTGGCCCGTACACATCGACGTTTGCACCGACAAAGACGGCGCACTCGTAATCGGAATGGGAAGCGGCAACTACTATGTTGCGCAGATTGATATTCCGGCCAGAGAGTACACGCAGCCGGAGGACGACGAGGAGCAGACAGAGGCAGAGGGCGAAAGCAGCAAGGCACAGCCAGAGCCTATTCCACTTGACATGGACGACGTTACGCTCACCCTTTGGGCGTTGGAAAATTACAGCGAGTAAGAGGAGGAAAACACTATGAGTAATTTTGATTTATCGAGCCTTGCGCTCAAGTCGGCATTCCCGACCAACAAAATTCTGACGGACGACAAGGGACTTCCGTCTGTAATGGTTTACGTCCCTAAATTTAAGATGTCACAGGTTATTGACGGAGCGAGCGACAGCGTACACCCGGCATTCATCGTGAACGGCGTAGAAAAGAGCGGTATCTATATTTCTAAGTACCAGAACATCGTCTACAACAGCAGGGCATACTCCCTCCCCGGTGAAGACCCGAAAGCAAGCATTACAGCAGACACGGCTCGTACCTACTGCGAGAACAAGGGCGCAGGCTGGCACATGATGTCGGCTATCGAATGGGGCGCAGTCGCTTTGTGGTGCAAGAAAAACGGCTGGCTTCCTTGGGGCAATAACAACTACGGCAAAGACACAAGAGAGACGATGTATAAAGGCATTCCGGCCACCTTTGAAAGCGACGGACGCACGGCACATATCCTCACAGGCACAGGCCCGGTAGAGTATTCGCATAACAAGCAGCTCGACGGCATTTACGACCTTAACGGCAACGTATGGGAGTGGAGCGACGGCATGAGACTTGTCAAGGGAGAGCTGCAAATCCTTGAGAACAACAACGCAGCCGACAGCAGCAACCTCAAGACAGCGGCCTCCGCAGCTTGGAAAGCCATTGACGGCACTACGGGCGAGCTTATTACCCCGAACGGCAGCGGAACAACTACCAACAGTTTGAAGCTGGATTTTGTGAGCAGCAAGTGGAAGTGGGTTACTGGTACTCTTAGCAGCCAGAGCGACAGCTCACGCAGCGCAACATTCGCAAGCACGACAGCAGACACAAACATCTGCGACGCAGCGAAAGAAATTCTCTATGCACTCGCTATGTTACCGGACAGCACCACGTTCGACTACGAGGGCGATTATCTGTACGCCAACAACGGCGCAGACGAGCGTTTCCCGTTTCGTGGTGGCGACTGGGGCAGCGGTGCGTATGCCGGGGTGTTCAGTACGAGCTTGAGCGACCCTCGCTCTGGTTCCAGCACGCGCGTCGGCTTCCGCTCCGCTTTTTATGAATAACTGCAAACTGGTTACTGAATAACTGACGGGGAGGGCGATAGCCCTCCCTATATTTTGTGAGCAGAGGAGCAGCTATGGCATACAACGAACAGAATTACAGCAAGGAAACGACGAGTTTTATTCTGAAAGAAAAGATTGCCGACATGATGAAGTACGGCAAGCAGGCGGTAGCAAATTTTCCTCGGCGAGAAAGACAGACGGCGGACGAGATAAAACAGTCAATGCTCACCATGTACCGACTGGCGATTATGGTTGAGAAGAAATATTACAAGAAAACAACACTCCAAGACCTCGATATTGAATTGGACGTATTGCGACACCTTATAAGGCTGGCGCAGGACAAAGACTACTACGGGCAGAACGTAGCACCGCCTTTATCGTTCAAGAAATACGAGTATTGGAGCGGACTGTTGAATGAAATCGGACGCATTATTGGCGGATACATGAAATACGCCAAGTGAAAACATGGGGAGCAGGCCGGATAGCGTTTCCCGTATCGTGGTGGCAACTGGAACAACGGTGCGAATGCCGGGGTGTTCAATACGAACTTGAACAACCCTCGCTCTAATTCCAACACGAACATCGGCTTCCGCTCCGCTCTGCGACTATGCCGGACATGGAGGTGCGTATCTCAAGGGATTGCACCCGGAGCATAGCCCCAAAGGGGTCGGCTTCCCTCCTGCGGCCAGTACAGGCCAAAGGAAAAGATTATATTGCCGTGAAAACGCCCTAATGAGGCATGAAAGGAAGTGTGGAACAGCCGCAGCCACAGGACGAGGCGGAAACGTCACGCACGGCGGAAATGGAGGACTGGATATGAGCGGCATATCAGAAGAAACACCGGGCATGGTGATACTCGACGACGTTTACGACAGGATTTGCGACTACGAGGGGCTTTATCAATCACACATTGAAGCGAGAAAAGGCAAGCGATACCGGGACGACGTGATGTTGTTTACGGACAGGCTGGAAGAAAACCTTATTGAGCTTCAAAATGAGCTGATTTGGCAGACCTACAAAGTAGGCAAATACAGACCATTTTACGTCAGAGAGCCAAAGTTGAGACTTGTAATGGCGTTGCAATACCGAGACAGAGTAGTGCAGTGGGCAATATACAGACAGTTATACCCATTCTACGACAAAATGTTTATCGAGGATAGTTACGCCTGCAGGCGAGACAAAGGAACGCACAAAGCGGCGGACAAGCTGCAATACTGGTTGCGGCAGGTCAGCCGAAAGCCCGGTAATTGGTATTATTTGAAGCTGGATATATCCAAGTATTTTTACAGGGTAGACCACCTTGTACTACTGGACATTTTGGGACGCAGGATAAAAGACCAGCGGCTCATGCGGCTTCTTTCAGAGATTATAAATAGCGAGGACACTCGTTTCGGACTTCCGGCAGGCATAAGCCCGGAGGAATGCCCGGAGGAGGACTGGCTCGACGATGTAGGTATGCCGATAGGAAACCTCACGTCACAGCTCTTTGCAAACATTTACCTCAATGAGTTAGACCAGCTTTGCAAGCACGAGCTTCACTTGCACTACTATATCCGCTACATGGACGATGTGATAATACTTTCGGACAACAAGGCGGAGCTGGCAGAGATAAAACGGATAATTGAAGAATTTTTGAACGATTATTTACACCTCGACCTCAATAACAAGACCGCCATACGGCCGTGTGAGGGCGGAGTTGATTTCGTCGGCTATCGGATATGGGCGACCCACAGGAAACTCAAGAAACAGACAGCCAGAAAGATTATTCGTACAGTGAAGTGGATGTGCGAACAGGCAGCGGCAGGAGAAATGAGCAAAGAGCAGTTTGAACGCAGGGCAGCGTCGTACAAGGGGATTTTTCAACATTGCGACAGCTACGGCCTGCGGAACAGGCTTAACGAGATTTATTCCCGGTACAGCAAAACGCCGGAGGAACAAGGGGAGGGAACACAGGCTATGGAGCAGCAGAGAACAGAACAGATACCGCAGGCAGAACGCAAGTGCTATGGCTGCGAACACTTTTATCAGAGCTGGTTTTGTGGCTACGGAGCTTGTATGTGCAAGGTACACGGCTCTCTTGATGTAGACCAGAGCGTCCGACACCCGGACACGGCGGCGGCAGCTTGCCCGGATTTCAAATCAAAGTAACGCAGAAAGGAGGAAAAAGACAAGATGGACGACGCTATTTCAAGAGCTGAACACGAGGAGTTCCGCAAGCGTATCGAGGAGGAAAACCACAGACAGAACAGGAGGATTGACCTGTTAGAGGAGAATGTGAGGCAGTTTGGCGCACTTACAACCTCAGTCGAGAAGTTAGCCTCGAACATGGAAAGCATGGTAAAAGAACAGGAAAAGCAGGGAAAACGCCTCGAAGTCCTTGAGGGACGAGACGGCGAAATGTGGCGCAAAGTCGTAGGGTATATCGTAACAGCAGTTATCGGCATTATCATCGGCTTTGTTTTCACGCAGCTTGGAATGTAGGAGGAAAGGCATGAAAGATGAAAAGAACGCCTCACCAAAGAAGTCCTCCCAAAAGAAAAGCCCCGGCACGATGAATATTATTCTCGTAATAGTCGGAATTTGCCTTTTGGCGTTCACGATTTCGATGATACAGCTATTCCGGGAGTATGGAGCAGTCCCGGACACGCTTATCACTTGCGTTTTTGCGGCACTTGGAGGTGAGTGCGGAATAATGGGCTGGATAAAGACCACCAAAGACCGCAACAGGGAGCGTACATGGGAGGTAGAGGATAGGCAGGAAGCCAAAACGGAGGCGGTCAGCGAGGAGCAGCCGCCGAATGATTTGTAAGGAGGTACTTTATGGGACTTACAGGCAGCACGAACGAGGAAAAGATATGGAATTACCTCGTCGGAAAAGGATTGAGCAAGCACGGCGCAGCCGGGCTAATGGGAAACCTTTACGCAGAGAGCGCACTCAATCCGCAGAATTTACAAAACAGCTACGAGAGCAAGCTCGGCTACACCGACAGCAGCTATACAGCAGCAGTTGACAGCGGCTCTTATAGCAATTTCACCAAAGACAGCGCAGGCTACGGCCTCGCTCAATGGACGTATTGGAGCAGAAAACAGAATATGCTTGAGTTTGCACGAGCCGCAGGCAAGTCTATTGGAGACTTGGAAATGCAGCTCGATTTTTTGTTTAAGGAGTTGAGCGAGAGCTACAAGAGCGTTTTGGCAGTCCTTAAAGCGGCAGCGACCGTAAAGGCAGCCAGCGACAGTGTATTGCTCAATTACGAACGCCCGGCAGACCAGAGCGACACAGTAAAAACAAAGAGGGCCAGCTACGGTCAGACCTACTACGATAAGTACGCAGGAACAACCACGACGCAGGCCGGAAATGGAGGCACTACTATGACAGAGTTACAGGTAAGACAGAAGTATGTAAACCTTGCTATCAGCTATCTTGGTTGCAAAGAGAGCGACGGCAGCCACAAGAAAATCATCGACTTATACAACAGCCATAAGCCACTCGCAAGAGGCTACGCAGTACAGTACACCGACGCTTGGTGCGCTACCTATGTTTCTGCAATGGCAATCGGAGCAGGATTAACCGATATTATCCCGTTGGAGTGCGGCTGCGGAAAGTATATTGAGCTTGCAAAGGCAGCAGGCATTTGGGTTGAGAACGACGCTTATGTACCGACGGTTGGTGACATCATTCTCTACGACTGGCAGGACGGAACGAACTACGCCACGACGGACAATACAGGAGAGCCAGACCACATTGGTATTGTCGTATCTGTTAGTGGAAGCACTATCAAGGTTATCGAGGGTAACATCAGCGACAGCGTTGGCTACCGCAGCTTGCAGGTAAATGGCAGATATATCCGTGGTTTTGTTACACCGAAATACAGCAGCAAAGCAACGACCGCCAGCACGACTACGGCGACCGCCAGCACCTCCGCTACCAGCAGTGCAGCTGCAAACACAACCTCTGCCAGTCACAAAGTAGGTGAGATTGTTCAGTTCAACGGCAGCAAGCATTACACCAGTGCGGCAGGCAGCTCCGGCTCTACCGCAAAAGCAGGCCCGGCAAAAATTACGGCAGTTTCGGCAGGGGCAAAGCACCCGTACCACATTATTCACACCGACAGCACAAGCAATGTTTACGGCTGGGTAGACGCTGCAGACATCGGCAGCGCAGCCAGCAGCTCAAGCTCTACAAAGACCTATACGGTCAAAAAGGGAGATAGCCTCTGGGCGATTGCCGCAAAGCAGCTCGGAAACGGCAGCAGATACAAGGAAATCAAGACACTCAACGGCCTTACCAGCGACACTATTTACGCCGGACAGGTGTTGAAGCTCCCGAACTAAGGAGGACGAGGCAATGAAAGAAATGCTCACGCAGCTACTTATTGCAGTTATTACCGTTGGTGTGCCAATTATTACGGCATACCTTGTAAAGCTGATTAACAAAGCAGCAGAGAACGCAGCAGCGGACACCGACGACATCAAGGCGAAAAGCTACATTGAGGAGATTGCAAAGGCAATCACGGACGCTGTTTCAGCTACCAGCCAGACGTATGTTGACGCTTTGAAGCAAGCTGGGAAATTCACGAAAGAGGCGCAGGCAGAGGCAGCACAAAAAGCCCTTACAGCTTGCATTGCTACTATCAGCCCGGCGGCGCAGACGTTTATTGAAAGTGCTTACGGAGATTTGACGGACTACTTATCGACAAAAATTGAAGCAGAGGTACGAAAGCAGAAAATCGAAGCCCCGGCTACACTTGCGTTGCCAGTAATGGAAAGCACGACAGATACAACGGCGGTAGCAGCTTCGACCGCAGCAGCCACGGCAGCCTCATATCTGCAGACAGCTATTAACCAGCTTGACGCAGAGGCGAAAGCCACGGAAAATTAACGGGACAGGGCGAAAGCCTTGACGATGATACTATGATTTATGAAAGCCGCCGGGATAAGGCCACCTAAACGGCGGACAGCCCCTCTCATGGAGAAATCTGTGGGAGGGGCTTTATTTTTTTGCCAAAAAGCAGGCAAAAGCTAAAAACGCCCCAAAACGAAACATATTTTGAAAAAATTCCGAAAAAGGTGTTTACAACGCCCCAAATAGGGGCTATAATTAAGCTACAATCAAGAAAACAAAGAACGAACGACCCGGAACGGGTCAGAATATAAGGAGGAAATAAAGATGGCAGATTTTAGTTTAACAGCTTGCATGGAAAGCGTAACATTTGAGGTAGAGGTACTTCACGAAAACCCTTTCGAACTTCTTGGGAGATACATCGTTAGAGCAGAACAGGATGTTTTCTTTAACAAAACAATGATTGAAGCAGTCAAGCAGTACATTACAGACCACAATATGAAGTGGGATAACAAATAAGGAGGAAACGGACATGGCAGCAACCAAAGAGCAGGAGCGCAAGGCGTTGGAGAAAATCAGAAAAATCGTAGAGGAGCTTGGAGCTGACAGCTACATTGCAATGGCATTCGAGGGGTGCTTCGAGATTGCAGAGGATAATATCGGAAACGATTTCGGCTGCAGCATGAAGCAGAGAGCGGAAAAGGCAGAGAAAGACGCTGAACACTTTCAGCAGGCGGCCAACAGCTTCTCCGCAGAGGCAGACAAGCTCCGTGAGGAGAACGAGAAGCTCAAGGCAAAGATACTGACTACCGCAGAGGCCGGAGCAATCAAGGCGATACTTCATTACTCAAAACTTGAAGCAGCAAGCGGAGCGGACAGAGCCGCAGAGAGAATTGTGGAGCTGGCAGATACCCCGGATAGCGCAGAGTTCAGACAAGCGGTACAGGATAACAGACAGAGCAAGAAAAGAATGGCAGAATGTGAAACCCTCATTCAGAGACTTCTTGAAACGATGAAATAATTTTACCTTGGAGTGACCCAAAATGGGTCGCTCCTCCACAAAACCACAGGAGGAAAGAGGATATGTTGAAGCAGAAATACGGCTACACCATTTTTGAATTTGACGAAAAGGCAACCTCAAACCCGGTCAAGCAGTTGACAGACAGATTGTTCTTTACGGTACGAGGAAACACGCCGGAGGAGTTGGACGAGGCGGCAGAAAAGAAGCTGCAGCAGTTGAAAGAGGAATGTACGGGAAACACCTTTATCGACGATATTTGCTGGGGCGACCCGGAGAAAGTAGAGGAGGAATGGTAATGAGATATTACAGCACACAACGCCCGGTAATGCCGGGGAGCTATCCGAAAAATGGGGTAGTTGAAATCCACAACTTCGATGATAAGACCTATTGCGACGAGATAGGGAGAGAGGCGTGGGGCTATATCGACTACGAGGGCAAGCTCCCGGAGACGGACGCAAAGGCATACGAGTTGGTAGAGGCAGGAAAGAAAACTTGGTACTGCGTTACAAGCTCTTTTGATGATAAAGGCAGGGTTACAGCAGCAATCACAGCCACAAAGGAAGCGACGCAGCAGCCGGAGAGCGGCTACAAAAGCACGAGCCGAAAAGACATCTACACAGACTGGTACGAAAGCCGTGAGGCAGCACAGGAGGCCGTAGAGGAGGCAAAAAGAGCGTAACCAACACCCGGACACAGGAGAAAGCGAGGATATTACAATGACAGATACAGAGAAGAAAATAAGCGCATTATTTGAGGAGCTTGTACCAGCTTCTGGGAAAGCAGACACCGTCGCCGGAGAAATCATCAGAGCAGTATCAAGGATTGGGTACAGGAACTACAACGACGGCGACCATATTGGAGTTGGGTACGGTAGGGAGACTTGCAACCCGGCGGCCCGTTATCTTGCGAACAGAGCAGGAAGCAGAGTTGAGAGGGCTATTTCTGATATGTGGGGTGTTGAGGACGACAGCCGCTACGACAATCTTGTTTCAACGCTCGAAAAAGAGGTGCTTGCGTATTTGGAATACCACCCGGAGCTGAAAACAACCTCAAACGAGGAGGATATGTGGAAGTTTAGAGACGAGGAGGAGGACGTAGACGACTACGAGGACGATTACGAGGACGACGGCTGGGACGATGAAGAATGCGAGGAGGACGAGGACTATGAATGAGTACAGAGAAATGAAAGAGAGGCAGAGCAAGGAATTTCACACATTCCCGATTATGTTCGCATTTTCTCAAAAGCAGTTTGAGGAGGGCATGAGGCAGCTTGGCCTCACCCCGGCGGACACGGACAAGGTCTACAAGACGGTTGGCGGCGGCTTTTACCGTAAAGAGGACAGCCCAAAGCTGAAAGAAATGATGGACAGATTTGACCGGGAACTGCAGGAAGCTATCGCTGCGGATAGCACCGGGGACGGATTTATCTACAAGATGTTTTATGCAGAGCTTGCCGACCATGAATTTGGCTACACAGAGGATTTTGAGGAGACACTGGACGCACTCGGCTATACATGGGAGCAGATACAGGCAGACAGCCGCCTCAAGCACGGACTTGAGAAAGCGGCGGCAAGATTCACAGAAATGGAGGAATGGTAATGAAAGCACAGGCATTCAGATATTACAGAGGCAGTAGGGATAGCAGAGAGGTTATTGAGATTGACCTCACAAAAGGGGACGGAACTTACATTACAACCTGCGTTGTAAACGTGGATTTGCTTCTCTGTGGTATCAATTCGCACCCCTGCGGAAACGGAGACGACCTCAAGCTCGACCCGGAGACACGCCTCAAGACATTACAATACCTGCAGGAAGAACGCAGAAAGCTCACAGAGGGCGTAGGCGTAAAGGACGTTGACGGCTGGCTTAAAAGTGGCTTGCCGTCGTTCGAGGACTACTGCCAGCCGGGAGACGAGGTGGCAGAGGACATTGTAGACCACTTTGTAAACAGCGTACCACCCTTAACACTGCGTTCAGACTGCACACAGGCCGGAGAAACTTACAGTTGCGAGCTGGGCGAGGACGGGAGGTACAGAAACACCTATACGACGTTCCACCGCATTGACAATGAACGCTGGGTGTTTGACGGTCAATGTTTCAGAGGAGAGAACAAAAACCGGGTAAACCGCCCGTCGAGGGTTGAGGAGCTTATCAGAGAAGCAAGAAAGGAGGCAGACCATGTATAAGAGAAAGACGAGGGACGTATATGCAATCGAGGGTAACTATGGTTGCGGCTGGGAAGAACTTTGCGAGGAGGAAACCCGGAAAGAGGCAAGAGAACAGCTCAAATGCTACAACGAGAACGAGCCACAGTACGAACACCGCATTAGGAAACACCGGGTGAAAATCGAGGAGGAGTGTAATGGATAAAGATTACAGAGAAAAGATACGCAAACTACTCGCACTCGCTGAAAGTCCGAACGAGCATGAAGCGAAAGCGGCATTACTCAAAGCCAGACAACTCATGGCAGAACATAAACTTACAGAGGCGGAATTAAAGGACGCAGAGAAACAGCTCGTGAAAGATGTGAAAACGTCGGTTACTTGCAGCAAGCGGAGAAATCCTTGGGTAGTAAACCTCTCCGCTGTTATAGGTGAGAATTATTGCTGCAAAGGTTACAGAAAACACGGACACGGCGAGCAGACGCAGAATATCGGATTTATTGGGCTTGAGGACGATGTTTGGATTTGCGCAAAGATTTTTGAATATGCCGTAGACTGCGCACTTTCCGAGATTAAGCGCATAAAGAAAGAAAACTCTTGTTATTATGGCAGCTACGTGAAGAAACTTTGTGACAGCTACGGTTATGGATTTGTAATTGGAGTTTCAGAAGCGTTTAAGAAGCAAGCGGAGGAAAATGAGCAGGGCTGGGGGCTGGTGCTTGTAATGCCGAAAGAGGTTGAGGAGGCCTCGCAGCACCTCGGACACGAGGAGTTTAAGTCACGTTCGCAGGAGGATATTTCCGGCGGAGCATTTACGAGAGGATATTTCAACGGTAAGGAATTTGACCCAACAAAGAGAATCGCAGAGGAGGAGAAAACATGATTTTTAGAGACGACGAACACGCAGAGCTATTCGCAGAGGCGATAGAAAAAGCAGACGCACTCGGAGATGACGACACCATCAGCGGATATTTCGGGGCCAGCCTTTTTATAATCACAGGCGTACCGGGGCTTTACAGCAGAGTTGAGAAGCATATTCACAACGGCTGGATAGATTTCGGCAGCATTCTTGAAATGGGACTTTCGACAGGGGAGAATATTCTCGTTTCGCTTGCAGGGAACTTGTATAACGGCGGCTTCTTTGAGAGATACACGCCGAACGATATTATTGGATATTGCGACGCAGACATGACAGAGCTTGCGGCTAAAGCAATCCTGCTGAGAAAACAGAGGCTCAACGTAAACGAAATTTACGACTGAAATTTCCGATGATTTCCGTACCGAAAAAACCCGGAAAAGAAAACAGGGCATTTCATTTCCAAAAAAGCAGGCCACGAATTACAAAATAAAAATCAAAAAATGCGAATATTTTGAAATTCTACAAGCCTGTTTCCGGGGAGAAAACCGACGAAAATAAAAATATCCGTGGCAGAAAAGAGCGGCAGCAGAATATCCGAACAGAAAACACCCAATAACCAGAATGCTCGGGGCGAAAAGACCTAAAGTAAATGAAAGAATATGAAAGGAAAGTAGAGTAAAAAAAGAAATAATCAAAGAAAACCCGGAGAATGATTTTCGGTAACATAGGAAGCCCCACTGGTGGGGAGAGTTACCGATGGCAGTCTTTACATTCCTGGAGAGCCAGAATCTGTCGGGCGTGAAGATCGCCCCGTTCTGCACACATGAAGGAAGCGGCTTATCCGGAACAGAAAAA